GAGATACTCTTTAAATATAATATACAATGGGCAAGTTCCCCACTAAGTTGTCAGACAATTTACCAGGATGTCCAGGAGCGTTTATAAATTAAAACATATATATTGTTAACAATTTATTTACAATTATGTCATAATGTGTTAACAGTACCATAGTACTATATAACCATAGAGGAAAGAAAACAAAGACAGCTAGGAAAGACTAGTGGAAAGGAATAAAATGAAAGTATTAGTTGCATGTGAAGAATCGCAAAGAGTAACAATGGATTTTAGAAAGTTGGGGCACGATGCATATTCTTGTGATTTATTAGATTGTTCCGGTAATCATCCGGAATGGCATATCAAGAAAGACGTCACTTTATTGTTGAATGGAAATTGTATTTTTAACACTGTCGATGGACTAGAGCATGAAATTTCTGGTAAGTGGGATATGATAATCGCATTTCCGCCATGTACATATTTGACCGTTACTGGCAATCGGTGGTATAATCATGAAAAGTATGGAGATAAAGCAATTCAAAGGATGCTAGATAGAAATGCCGCAATCAAGTTCTTTATGACAATTGCAAACGCGGATTGTGATAAAATAGCAATTGAAAATCCCGTTGGCATAATGAGCACACAATGGAGAAAACCAGATCAAATTATACAGCCTTATCAATATGGGGATGCATACGAAAAGCGTACATGTTTATGGTTAAAGGGCTTGCCAATGCTTTCACCAACAAAAATTGTAGATATTCCAGACAGAATCCAGTTTAAGTCAGGGAAAACAATGGCGAAGTGGTATGTAGAAGCGGGGAATCTTTCAAAAGAACAAAGAGCATTAGTAAGATCAAAAACTTTTCCTGGTATTGCTAAAGCAATGGCGACTCAATGGGGAAGTGAAGAATCTATAAAAGATACTATTATAGCATGATGACAGCTGTTCTAACGGCTACACGGGAAGAAAGAAGGAAATTATGAATTTATTTGGAATCGAAAGCAGACCTACAATTGAATCTGCACCATTTATGAAAACTAATGATCATGATGTATTTTATTACTGCCTTGACAACTATAAGTACGTTACATGTGCAGAAGTTCGAGGATATATGAATGACAATGTTTCAACCTTGCACCATTATGATGGAAGATATGGAAAAGGTGTTGTAAGAACGACGTCTTGCTTTTATCGTGGCAAACGTTCTACGAACTACATGACAATCGAGTATTGGATAAAGGAGAATTGAAATGCGAAAATTGATTGAATTGAGAAAATTAGCGATTGAATTATATAATGGCGACTGGCGTCAATCAGACAGAGAGGCAATGAAAGTAATCTTTAGATTAAGCGAAGATGAGCTTGATATTATTTGCAAAGATTTGGGTGATTATGAAGAAAGAGAGGATCAATAAAATGGATAATTTAACACAGTTAAAGAAAAATAGACTTTTGAAAGAAAGCAGTGATAAAATTTTAGAAACACCGCTTTTACATAATGACATTATGAAAATGTATGCTTATATCTACGATTGCACAGCAACAAGTGATACAGCGGCAGAGATTCAACTTATGGAAACAGTAAAAACATCACTTGATTTTCTTGTAAGAGGGGTATTAAAATGAACTATTCAATAGTTGTATGGGGCTTCGATACTGATAATGACTACTACCACGACTGTGATATTATTGCAGCTAAAAGTTTTGCAGAAGCGTTTGCTTATGCTACTAATTATGCATGGCAAGGATGGACTTTTACAAAAATAGAAATTGAGTTGTTAAAAGAAAATCAGTATATTATAGAATATCATGATAGCTGTACTAATGAAAATGATATTTTTGGATGTAAAGCTGACAATGAATTAGATGCAAAGATAAAGTTTAGACTTTCTAAAGATTTTGCAGATACTAAACGGTATGACATAATCAGTGTAAAAGGAGTAAAGAAATGATTGACTATAGTATTTACATCGAAGCAACGTGTTGCGATTCAATAGGATATATTAGAAAAGTAATTGATAAAATGCCACTTATTGATGATGAATTGATAGAAAAATTTTTGAGAAAGTGTAGAAAGTATTATACAGTGATAACATGGGAAATATTGCTATTGCCTAAACGTTAATAAAGAGAGGGCTTGTACCCTCTCTTTCTTAATTTAAAGGAATATTAAACTCTACTCCATACAATTGAATCTCATCAACACTTGTAAAAGTAGCGTACCCACTACCGCTTACATCAACCAAACGGAGATAAATTGCACCACTATCTAACTGTGTAGCATCATAAGGGTTGATAGTAAGAACCGCCATGCATTGATGATAACCGGACTTATCATGAATAATCGCATTGCAATTGCAAATACTTTGCTCATTTACAAACGAAAGATTATGACTCATAACTTTGACGGCGGCACTTGTGAAATTCTTTGCTGGCTTGAAAGCCAGATCAAGGAAACTTGCCACATGCCTAAAGCTGCAATGTGCGTTGGTATTAGTCAACACAACATTCATCTTATAATCATTCAGTGTGCAATCAGTACCATCAAGTGCAAATTCGCCAACTCGATTCCATGACGCATAGCCACCCATTGCCTTATAAATCATATCTGCAATTGAACATTGCCCGCTTGCGTTAGGATGAATGTTATCCGATGCTAGTACACCAATCCAACGTAAAGCACTATCAGCGCCACTCAAAAACTTATACTTACCCCAGTAAGTTTCGTATAGCGTTTTAATCTCATTATATGATTTTTGTTTTGCAACTGTAGTAAATCCAATGATAGGTGTCGCAATCCATCCGATGTAAAGTGTTGCGTTTGGTAACTGGGTCATTAAATCAATTGTATCGTTAATTCCCGTATTGATAAGGGAAGCTGCAACAAATAGATCATTCCAACCGCCTGCAACAACAACATACTTAACTTGTTTCTTTTGCTTATCTGTTAGACCTGCTATCGCTTGCGATAGCAGAGCAGAAAAGTGAGTATTCGCGCCAAAACCGCTACCGCCCAAACTTTTATTAACATAAAAGCTAGCATCTGAAAAATACTTCTCATGCAAAATGTCACACCAAGGCTTCACCATTCCATCAGGTGTGTACCCTTCCCCGTATGAGTCGCCAATTGTGATCAACCCATAGTCGGTTAACCATGTGTCAATAATATCAGACAATTCTCCGCTTGACTTTAAGTTGTCCATATAATCGTCAATAGCCTTGATATAGTCCAAATTATCAATATAATTTTGCACATCTGTTTGCCATTTATTCCATTGCTTATAGTAATCATCCCACTTTGTATTTAAATCTTTAGTCGTTTCAAGAATCCAATCGAGATTTAAATTGTGAAAATCCGTATACGGAAAATTAGAAAATGCCATTGTCTACCCCCTACTTGAATTGATCTGAAGGAATCACGTTATACTCTTTACCGTCATCGTCTGTAACAAGAATTGTCATTTAGTCTACCTCCTTTTTCCCAACCAAATCCATCAATCACACCAATAGAAATTGTCTCAAGCTCTTTTCCACAGTGCATGAAGAAACCATGCCCAATGTCAAGCCCTATATGTCTACCAGTACCGCCAAAAGTTGTATACAGTAAATCACCATCTTTAGTCTTGGCAGGAGTCGTTATATTAGTGCAACTGTTTATATAGGCAGTCGAATACATAAATTTTCCAGTAACAAGATTGATAAAACCGCTACAATCAATCAGTGTCTTTCCCAAACAGAACGCCTTGATTTGTGCTTTCTGCTGTGTGTTGTACTTCTTAAAATAATTTGGCTCTGCGCTCCATAAAGCCTCAAAAACCTCAGGAGTACATTTTTGCACCTTCGCCCCGTAAAGGTAAGCGTACTTATCACGGTTTTTGTAAAGCTCTCTAGCCTTAGCAATATATGAAACGTTCTTATCTGGAATATCATAAATCATAGCTTTAATTCTCCTTATCTTTTACTATTACCAACAGTTCTGTTATTACCTTCGTGTTGTTGTTCAAAGCGTCAACCCACTTTGCACTCTCCTGGTCATGCTTTTCATACCAGGTTTTTCGCTCCTCTCGCTGTCTCACATCAAGGGCATTCACATACCACATCACAGCGCCAAGGCATACACAAGGCACCCCAACCATTTGCGCAATTTGCGCAATTGCGTTCATAATTTCCATTCTACCACACTCCTATTAAAAGTCTATCTGCATAAAGCTTACATACTTCATCAAGAAAATTGTACGCTTTAGTCAAATCAATTTCCGCTTGCAGCATTCGCTGCGAAGTAGTAACGCCGATGTTTCCGTGTATTCTTCCCTCATGTGTTCCGCTTGTTGTTGATTCATCTTTTCCATTCGTAACGCTTCCGTGTGAGGTATCAGCTCCAAAAGTCTGGGAATCGCTTCCACTATCAGTTGTGTTATCTGTGTTAGCCACCTCAGGAGTTGAAGAATTGAAAGCTGCCACCTTATGAGTACTGTCTGACACTTTACCAAAAGTTGTTGTTACGCTTCCTTTATTAAACGTTTCTTCCGTGTCAACTTTTCCTTTCTGAAAAGTGCCGTTTCCATTATCAGTCCAACTTTCCATCCTATCATAATTTTCTATAGGATTGTACTCAAGCTGTGTTACTTCCCACAAATGATCAATACTCCATTGTAACGACTTTGCCACACTTGTAACATGCCGTCTTAAATATTTGGGGTCTTGATATACGGGAGTCAGATCACCATATGATAGCAAAAAGTGTTCAATAAGTTGATCTCTTGAAACACCTTTAACATATATATCCGTAAAGATACTATTATCATAGTCATACAGAGTCGCTATTGGAATTATAGCTCTCATCACTTCCACCCCCTCTATTGTTAGGATACCGCAAACGTACGCTAATGTCAAGGTTATAATGTGCGTTTACGTGTTCTAAACATTCATTGATACTTTCCACCCACAACTCACACTTAGACATGATAGCATTTTTACTTTCTTCTACCTCATCGGTTATCATACGCTCTTTTTTATCAGGTGCTGTATAAATACCAATTTCCATATCAAATGCATGTTTGAGATTTTCAACGCTTTCCAACGCTGCCTTAACTACATTATAACATTTTTCGATATCGTTGTTAAAGAACTCATATAAAGGTTTGCCGGTTTCCTTATCATAAAGACCTTGATGAATTACAACTGCTAGCTGCCCTGACATGATATTATCAAAAGCAACTTTAAAAGTTTCCGCTGTGCTTTTGTTTTTGGCTGTAAAAATAAAGCCAAATTTTGCAAGTGCAGACGCAACATCATGATTAGATAACGTCATTGCTACACGCTGTGCATATGAATTTATTAAGTCGCCAATGCCGCACCAATCAGGTGCTAATTTTACAATCTCACAATCTTCACCAATAACTAAATCTCCATTAAAACTTGCGTCAAAAGCTGGGTTGGCTACTACATAGTTAGTTGGTTGATATTGTACATCAAAACCATAAGGCGAGCCGTGCTGAGGAATAATCCCGAACTTTGCAGTATTCATAACGCAAAAGTTACCTTTTAAAAACAAAAGAGGATAGATATAATTTTTTGACCAATTTTTAGGCATACCGTCAAAAATGATAAGACTCTCAGCCCTCTGTAAAAAATATCTAAAGTATGTTGCATAGTCCCAGGTATTGTTAATGTGAATCATGTTTGGATTTTGCCGTGATTCATATTCGTTAATAATTGGACTTGATACACCTTCCCCAACATAATAGCCACTATATACAAAAGGTTTCATTCTATAAACATACCCCCATTCAAAAAATCATTGATAACTGCTTTTCCGTTTTTAGTTGCAGAGCAACTAACGTCTGCACTTTCGCATCTTACAAAACCAGTCAACCCAGACAAGCTTATCTTTTTACATACTGGATAACCAAAATGCTCATAATCACGATAGGGCTGATTTGAAAAAATAGCACGTAGCGCAATAATATTACTTCCAACCATTGTACCACCACTGCCACCGCTTGTTTCAACGGTTGGGGCGATGCTAGAAATTCCCGACTCAATAGCAGAAACACCGCCTAAAATATTATGCGTTGCAAAAGAAAACGCAGCATTGATTGCACTTGATACAGTACCTATTACATTTGTAGATCGCGACGAATAACTAACCGGCGCGCCGCAATTTCCCGTTGCAGTAAAAAGTAATATTGAACCTGCCTTTACTGTGACAAAAATAGCGCCGTTTATATCTACAGAATATTTTATTGTTAGAGCGTCAATATCTGCTAGTTCTTTAGAGGATAAGCGCATAGTTCCAATAAACGGCAATGTTAGAATGTATTGTGTAAAAGGCTCATATAGCATATATTTGTGAGTATCACTTTCGCTGTGATGTGGTACTGCTAAAGATATGCTATGTGTGAACACTTCGCCCGTGCCAACGTCTCTACCACTGTAACTTGTAGACACATACCCGAGTACAATCTGTGTTGGAGTTCCGTCTGAAACATCAAACGGGACCCATATTGCACTTTGTAAGTAATCTTGCGGTCTGACAATTTCTTTTTGCGCGTCTGAAGGTGTTTCCAATATTGTATTTAAACCGTTTAAATAATCAGGCGAATATAAATATTTTGTGATAGCTTTAAACGTTGCTGGGTGAAGGGACAAAAAAGAATTTTCGCCATTGCCTATAATGCAACATAAAATCGACCCCGTTTGGGAAGTCGGTAAAGTTGCAGTTGACTGTGAAATTGTTGGTTGAGCTGTAGTGGGAAACATTGTATCAATCAAGTATCGGTTAAAGTTTGTAACATTTGATGAACGTGTTACATACATAGAATTGTTTAGAATTTCATCTTTGTAACTTGCCAAATAATCACAAGAGCATGAAATTTCATAAGTAGATTCTACATATGCGACATCATTGATTAAATAATATCTTCCAAACGTTTCACAGTATGCAACATTCCAATCAAAAGGAGCAACGTTTTGCAAAATAAAAGTTGGATTTTCTACACTTGTTCCACTTTTAAGCACACAAGTGGCAGTTTCTGCCAGAGTTGGAATTTTTGTGCTATTTATTCTTTTGTCAGATTTTCCAAATTTAACTTCAAAAGCCATAATACCCCCTTATTTAAGAAAAGGGGCATAATGCCCCTTATGTTTAATCAAGTAAAATCAAAATTGCGTTTTCTGTGAAATCAACCGGAGTCTTGAAAGTGTAATGATTCCAACCGTTTCTATAACCGTAACGGGCATTGAACGGCTCTGTCGCGCTCCATTGATCAATAGGTACAATTCCCATTGTATCAATATCCATCATGATTCCTAGAACGTTGTCAACCGTTTGATTTGCAAGTGTAAACTTTGTTACGCCATCTAGTTTTACACCCTCAGCATTTCCCTTGATTTGCATTGGATGAGACGGGTCTGTCCAGAAAGTGACTTTTTCATAATCGCCAAGCTCTGCCTTTTCCGGGTGGAAAAACTCACTTCCATTGGCTTCAAAATAATTTCCAAATTTTGAAACCAGATAAAAACGCAAGTCTGCTGCATCTGTGTGACGGTTTACAACTTTACCAGTGAAATCACCATGAAAACGAGTGCCACGAATAGCTAAGTTTTCTTTAAGTGTTTTCATCTCTGCTGATAACCAAATCATGAACGGTCTAAAATCAGCGGGATTCATAATTGTTTTTGCAGTCATTTCAAGCCCCGTTTCAGCGTTGTACTTTGTTAATGCATGGAAAACCTGCTCTTTCTTACACATATTTCCAGTTGTTGGGGTGTCTTTACCGGCATCAGCAAGAATTATTGCAAGATTTGCAAGCTGTGCACGAGAGCGATTCTCTAAGTCAATCTCATAAATGTTTGAAAATTCAGTCATTAACATTGAGAAGTATGCAGCAACTCCTGACTCTGAATTAAATGCCGCGTTAATCTGATTTTTATAAATTGTGTACTTACGGGCGAAAGTTTGCCCGCCACTTGCAATTGTAAGAAGCACGTCATATTTAACGGGCTTTGTTCCTGACTTCCAATCTTGTTTTGATTCATCTTTTGCAAGTTCTACATTGATATTCCACTCATCATTGTCAACTTCTGAATTATTTACAATTGGAGTAAATTTTCTAATATAATTGCCGTAGCGTTGTTCATCCCAAACCATACCAGAAAGCTTTCTCGAGTATGGGCGGATGGAATAAATTGATTTTGCAAGTACAGTTGGAATAATTTGATAAAGGTTATCATCCTCTCTATCAAATCCCATTTTAAATGTATTTTGCATTTGACCAAAAGTCAAATTTTGCGCTGAAGTTCTACCAGTATACTGATTATACATCTCAGTAAGTAGTGGCGCAATTTGCGTATAAGTTAAACTAGCCATAGTCTACCCCCTTTAGAAAAATTTACTAATATCTGTCTTTTCGTTTGAGCCACCAAAATTAGTTTTGCCGTTTGCAAGCTGTTGCGCTTTTACAAGTGCAGTTGCAAACTTTTCATAGTCAAAACTATCCTTCTTTGTGTCGTCGGACTTTGTATCATTCTTTACTGCCGTATCAGTCTTTACTGTGTTATCAGTTTCAAAAGATGTAATTTCATCTTTACTGTAACCAGCATTTACAAGCTTTAAAATTTCATCAATTTTCATATTTTAACCTTCTTTCTTTATTTTTTGACAGCTGCAAACAGAATCGAACTGTTATCTTTTGATTCAAGGTCAAACGCACTAACCATTTGCACTATACAGCAATAAATAGGCGGTCTGTCTGTCGTCCCCGACTCGCACACACTGGCTAGTGTTTGGATAGTGCAACCGCCTATTTATTATATATCATTTATATAATTGTTTGTCAATTACAACTTTACAATATATCATACCATGATACGCAATCAAAAGATGCTAAAAAATCACACTGTGTTTCATAGTCTGAAAATGTTATGTCACCACTTATAAACATTGGTTTCAAATACTTTTTACTACTGGATTGCCACCTCTCTAGTGACGATGGTGAAGCATCAAAAACATCTTCGCAATGCGCTTTCATTGGTTTGGTTATGTAAAACTTAAAGTCCGACTTGTGAAGCCACACAGAAAACAGAGGTGTTTTCATGTCGTGCGTATACTCTTTTAAGTTTTGGTGACGTATTCTGTCATCTTCCAAATCCATAAATTCGTTATCAAGTTCCATTTTCGCTCTGCCTTTAGGCAGATTTCTATAAAAAGCGTTTTGTCTCTTTTTCTCTGAAATAGGCGACTTAAAAGGAAGTATAAGTGTTGTTTCGCACCTATCTACTTGTGTAATCTCTGTTCTTTCTTTCACCGCTTTGTAGCAGTCGGGAATAAGTCGGTATCCGATTAAAATATTAGACATAATCGCGTTAGAGTTCCCAAAGAACCATGTTCTAATTTTTTCCGTTTCTGACTCAGGGCGGTTTCTGAAAAGCACTTCCATGATATTTTTATAAGCTTGAAATTCATTTTTTATAGGTCTGTCACCTTTTTGGGGGATAAACTCATCAAAAATTACATCATAAAAGCGTGTGAAATCTATTCCCGTTTTGTTTTGAAAAGTAGACAATGACACCCCCACTATAAAAGGGGTATCGTTTTGTAAGTCCTCATCTGTCAAATATGCCTTGCCATATCCTTTTTTATCATTGTATTTCAATCTGATATCTTTTCCAAACCAATCTGGTTTTACAAAGTCGCCAATTGTAGAAAAACTATTTTCAAGTGCAACGTTTGTTCTACGCACATACAAAATTGGTGACTTACATGCATTCCATATATCGCATATTAAGTGAGACTTTCCAATACCTCTGCCACCTATTATATCAATGTAACGTTGCCCAACGTCACAAATATATTTATAATTCAAATAGCCGTTTTCTTTATATAAGTTCATATTATCACCCCTATAATTTAAAAGGGTGAGCTTGTGAGACTCACCCTTGAACAACTTGTATTTCTTCCCTCTGCCACCCCAACCATTATTTAAATAAGCTCAAAGTTCATGTAAGTACGCCCTGCTTTACTTGTTGAATGTGTCAGCTTGAAAGATAAGTTGTATGATTCCATAAAATCAAACGCACTCTCAGCAGTCTTAATCACCGTTGGGCTTGATGTAGCAAGTGTTACTACTTCGCCAGTTTCTGTGTTTGTGTGATAAAACACTGCTACTTCTTTTCCGTCATCTGTTGTATATCTTACATAATCTGCAACGTTAATAATAGAATCATCTGGCAGATTCTTCATAAGCAGATGATTGTCATTTGCAAGCTTAAAAAGTTCTTTCTTCTCCAAATCTCTTGACTGTCTTTCAATTTTCATTTTCGTTATCCTCTCTTTTCTTTATTTGTGTAAGTTTTCCTCACAAGTATATAATAGCGTATTTAATAAAGTTTTGCAAATAAAACATTATTTATTCTGCTATTTCATCTATTATTGTGTAATTCTTTATTTGGTCATCTGATAAACCTATTTCATAATCACGTGCTATCATGCAACTATAGCCCGTATATTCAGTTATTGCCTCTTTGCCTTGATAATCAACAACTTTTGTTTTTGTGATGGTATCACTATCATTATACCAGATTTGGAAACCGCCACTGTTCTTTATTTTGAAGCCCTCTCTAAAGTTATCAAGGTTTTTGATTACTTCAACACCTCTTGACTTTTTGACTCCAGATATTGTACAGCCAAAGTATGTTTTATCTTTTGTTTCTTTGTACGCATTAAAACAATACTTCTTTGCCCCTAGCGTTTTAAAATCTTTGTATTCGGGTTCATACCTTTTTTCAGATTTTACATCACTTTCACAGTCAAAATAACCGATATAATATTTTTTACCGTCAATGTCAACAAAAGTATTAGTTTTTTCGCATAGCTCATATATCCAATTATTTAATTCTGTCAATTTGTCAAAATTAAAGTTAGTTGCTTTACAACTATCGGTATCACAGTATATATAGCTACTCTCAGCACATGCTAAAATTCTCCGTAAGTGCTTTCTTGCGTGTGCAGTTGTATATACACCCCACACATACGGCAAAACGCTTTTCTCACTTTGCTCTGTAATGCTTTTTTCATCTGGTATCGAAAAGCCGCTTGCATCAACCTTTTCTTTATATGCAATATCATTTTCATACATGGAATAGGAAAATTCTTGCCATTCGTTTTCCAAGTACAACATAATAGGATGTATAGGGTCTGTTGCCGCCATTCCATAAATGCCGTTTAATTTATTTTTAGCTTTCATCAAATCGTACTCCGCTTCCTCTCTTTCTTTACTATTTGGGGCTGTATGTTTCACGGCTATTTTAAGTTTTGTTTTTGCCGTAAAGTACTCCATTATTACACTTCGCACATCATCTGGGATGTATCCATAGCGTGCGGTATAGAGTGTATCTTCTATGATTTCAATACTGCCAAAATCATAGCATTCTTCAATTATAGAGAAATCTATATCCGTAACAGTTGTTTCTAGCTCTGTTGCTTTCCACACTCTGCCATTGTCGGGGTCAACCCCTTGCAAGTTACGGCATTTACTTATTGATAAGTACGGATTGTATTGATCTTCTTTAAGCCTTACATTTGTAAGCTTTATTTGAGCTATCCATGCAAGATTTTTACTTTTTATATACTTTAAACATTTCGATGTTACGGGCATTTTTTCAAATGCCGTCACTGGAAATTGCATCAAAAGAAGCATAGCCGGATACATGCTAGAAGCATCGAAACTATAAACGTCATGATAGATTTTAGCACATTTTATCATGTTAGCATGAGTATCGCCCCCACGAAAAGCCTCTTTTAAAAGTTTGTATGTTTTGTCTGTTAAAGCTAACTTTTTCTTTAACAGCCTGGTGGTAGTGCCTTTTCGTATAGCTCTTTTCATATCACGTCTCACATAAGATGTACTTGTTAGAGGCACTGTTGCAATTCTATCACCATCTTTTGTAAGCATGTATGTTATTGCTTCCCAAAGTCCTAAAGTATCATTGATGATATATCCCCACTCTATAGGATTGATATAGCTCTCATTATGCCTTATAAGTGAGTAGTCCAAATCGCCTTTTGCTTTTATGTGTTGGCATCCAGCCATTTTTTTCGTGAAGTTATCGAGCGACATGTTTGTGAGCTTATAACTACACCGAAGTTCAATACCGCGTTTCTTTAATCGCCATACAAGAGGCTTTCGTTTACCAGTGGCAAACACTTCACTATAGTCGTTTAAATATCCAATCATGAAAGAAAATTCAAAAGGAAGATTGTGAACGTAAATCACAAAATAACGTGCCTCATTAGTTTTATAGTACGCTTGTATTTTATCAAGTAATTTTATAAAATCTTTCCAATATCTTCCTTGCACTTCTTCCCCGTCAATGCAAGCCGACCAAACATACATAAAAGCATCAATAGGCTTTGTCACTTCTTCGCCCTGGTCATCTTTCTCAATTCGAGTCCGTGAAGTTGTTTCAATGTCAAAAGTTCCAAATTGATCAATATAATATGGACTATCTTTCTTTTTGCCTAAAGGCTTATGCAGAGAAAAGCCATGTGACGGCACATAGTCCGTCACTGACTTCACTTCTATATCATCATATTGATTTGATCTATTTAAACATTGAACTATCATAATTATAACTCCTGCTTTATAGCTTTTGGTTTTGGCTTCGCTCTATTACTCTTGTATAGTTTGTTTGCCGCTTTAAATTCTCGTGCTTTATCTTTCCATGATAGCGAACTATTTTGTATAATTGCAACTCTAAACTCTGCATGGTCTTTTAAGTTCGGATATAATTCCTCCGCTGTTTTAAAAAGTTCTTGCAAGCCCTCTCTGTTATTTGTATTTATTGACTCTGTTAACAGTGTAACAATTTGATCACTTGAAAGCTTTGCATATTTTTTATCTGCTAAATAATGCAAGGTATTGAAAAGCTTATCACGAACGCTTTTGCTAAGTTTAGATATATCAACGCCGTAACGTACATAGAATGTTTCTACACGTTTGTTTTCTACTTCTATACTGCCTTTTGCAGTTGAAGATTTTGCTTCAAGATAGTGCAAAAGCTTGTTTTCAAGTGCTCTAAGTTCACGGATTGAAAAATCTTTATAAACAGCTTTACCAGTTGACACATAAGAAGCGTTATACGCAACGTGTTTATTAAAGTAGTCAACCGCGTCTTGATATCTGAAAAGTGCTGTTCTATCTTCTGCAATTCTGCCTTTTGATATTGCAGTTGTTAAAGTTTTGGCACGCTTGTTTGCAACGTTGGCAAGTTTGCCAACACGGGCGATATATTCTGACTTACTTGAAGTGGACTCGATAGAATCGTAGTACCAACGTGTAAAATATTTTGCCTGAATTTCTGTTTGTTTCATAACTCGATACCTCTCTTTTCTAATCTTTTCTTGATTAAGTCATATTTATAATTATTTGGTACTATCTTTTTAAACATATTTGTGATCTGATTATCGCTATAACCGTGCTGTTTAAATACCATTAACAAAAAGTCTACCGCTTCCAACCCTTCAACAGTTCTACATCCGGATTGTGCTCTCGGCGAATCATTCCATGTCGTTGTTTTGATATCTTCAACCGCTTGTATAATGATTGAGTTTACAAGATTTTCTATTGGTGTCAATTTTGAGTTATGCACTCCATCGCTAGGGCGTTTCATTTAACTAACCTCTCTTTTTGTTTTTCTTTTATTGTAGCATGTGTTTGTGAATAAATAAAGTATAAATTATGAATAGAATGTTAATAAATTATTGTTATAGTTGTGATAGAACAGTGATACGAACAAATGTGCTATCAGCGGAGGCGACAGCCGACCGACGCGAGCGAGCCAATAGGAGAGCGAGTGCCTGGATATCACTGGTAAATTGTCAGACAATTAAGAGGGAACTTTCCTTTTGTATTTACTTCTTAAAAGGTATCTC